ATCGGCTTCGACATCGACGAAGCCTTCGGCATTTCCGCCGACACCCCGCTGACCGCCGCCGCTGACCTGTGGCGCGCGGGCATCTATCTCCCGACCAACTACGAGACCGACAACTGATGGCAACCAAGAAGCGCGAACGATTCGTCTCCCCCAAGGGCACCGCCGTGTGGCCGCGCCTGAACGAACCGGACACCAAGTTCAAGCCGGAAGGCGAATACACCGTGAGCCTGGCGTTCGACCCGAACGACAAGGACTTCAAGGCGCTGGCGAAGAAGCTGGAAACCCGGCGCGACGAGCTGTTCCAGGAGTTCCTGAGCGAGAACCCGAAGAAGAAGAAGGGTGCCGAAGTGGCCCCGGTGTTCACCGAAGAAACCGACGAGAACGGCGATGACACCGGCCGCGTGCTGGTGAAGTTCAAGATGAAGGCCAGCGGCGTCAGCAAGCGCACCGGCAAGAAGTTCACCATGCGCCCGGACATCTTCGACGCCCGCGGCAAGAAGATCGACAACCCGCCGCAGATCGGCGGCGGCAGCGAACTCAAGGTCTCCTACGAGATCGGCGGCTCGTTCGTCGAATCGGCCAAGAAGTTCTACCTGACCTGCTACATGGTCGCCGTCCAGGTGATCGAGCTGGTCGAGTTCGGCCAGCGCAACGCCAAGGACTACGGCTTCGGCGAGGAGGACGGCTACGAGGCCGCCGACAGCGCGCCGTTCAGCGACAGCGATGACGACTCGGACGACGACAGCGACTCCGACGACGAGGGCGATGACGGCGACTACTGATCCGCTGTCGGTCATCGTGAACACCGCGAGGGGGGCCAAGCATTTGGCCTCCCTCACGTTCCCGTTTGACCCGGTGCCCGCCTCGCGCCCGAAGGTTTCGCGCTGGGGCGTCTACTACGGCAAGACCTACAAGACCTGGAAGGAAGCCGCAGAGAAGCATCTGCCAGCCGGTGATCTGGACCTGTCGCCGACCGATCCGGTTTTAGTGGTCATCATCGCGGTATGCAAACGCGCCAAGACCTCGAAGGCCGCGTTTCCCAAGGGCGACGTGGACAACCTCGCCAAGGGGCCGATGGACGTTGTGACCAAAGCCACCGGCTATTGGGCCGACGACAAGCAAGTCATGTGGCTGCTCTCCGGTAAGCGCTGGGCGCAGCCGGACGAAGAACCACGCACCGAAGTCCACCTCTACAAACTCTAAGTGCGCCTCAAACCTCTGGAATCGGTAGAGGCGCTGTTCGTCCTCGCCAGCATGACCCGCCCCGAGCAGGTCACGACCGGCGAAGAACTCGCACGCCTGCACCGCTCGCAGGGCTACTCGAAGATCGCCGTCCACTTCGTCATCGAACGTGACGGCTCGATCTACGACGGTCGCCCGCTGAATCAGCCCGGCGCTCTCGCCGGTAAGCACAACCAATCCGCATACCAAGTCTGCCTCCTGGGCGGCGTCAACGACGCCATGCAGCCCGAGGACAACTTCACCGAAGCCCAACACGCCGCGCTGCGACGCCTGCTCGCCGCCTACGGCAAGCCCGTCGTGTGGGCACCTGACTTCCCTCGATAGGAGAACCCAACGTGAAACCGCTGCCCCCGCAAACCCAGGTCGTCCTGGATCACCTGCGTCGCCACTCGCACCTGACCTCGTGGCAGGCCGAAGGCGTCTACCGCATCCGCCGCCTCGCCTCGCGCGTCGATGAGCTGCGCGCTGCTGGCTTCGAGATCGAAACGCAGACCTGCGAGGACGCCTCGGGGCAGCGGTACACGCGCTATCGCCTGTCGCGCCGTCAGCGCCGCAGCAAGGCTCCGCTCCTGGAAGCGCGCCGCGCTCCGAAGCAGTACCGCGTCGATGCGCTGCTCCAGCTGTATCGCAACTACTGCACCGACGAGCTGGGCCTCGACGCCAACGATGCGACCGAAGAAGTCGCCGCATTCACCAAGTTCCTGCTGGAGAAGAACGCATGACCAACACCGCTACCACCGTCATTCCGTCCGCGATGCGCCTGGCTTTCGAGCGCGCATGGGCGCGCGCCGACAAGCCGTTCCGCGGCCTGGGCCGCACCGTCAAGGGTGCGCTGAATCGTCGCCTCGGCATTTCCTACCGCAAGCGCATGTGGTCCGTGGAGCGTGCAAAGCGCTGACTCCGAATACCTCCACAAAGAGCCGTGCCCGAACTGCGGCAGCAAGGACAACCTTGCGCGCTACAGCGACGGGCACGGCTACTGCTTCGGCTGCGGTCACTACGAGCCAGCCGAAGGCGAGGAGGTCTCTCAACCCACCAGCAGGAAAACCATGAGCGACTTTGCGAAGGGTGAACCGCAAGCCCTGGCGAAGCGCGGTATCACTGAGGAAGCATGCCGTAAGTACGGCTACTGGATCGGCAAGGACAAGCACGGCAAGACCGTGCAGATCGCCAACTACAAGCGCGATGGCGGCATCGTCGCGCAGAAGCTCCGCTACCCCGACAAGAAGTTCTCATTCATCGGCGACTCGAAGGCGTGCGGGCTGTTCGGCCAGCACCTCTACGAACCGGGGCGACGCCTCGTCATCACCGAAGGCGAGATCGACGCGCTCTCCGTGGCGCAGGCACTCGGCCTCCGCTGGCCGGTGGTGTCCGTTCCGAACGGAGCGCAAGGCGCGGCCAAGTCCATCAAGCGCGAGCTGGAGTGGGTCAACGGCTTCGACGAGGTTGTGCTCATGTTCGACATGGACGAACCGGGCCAAGCCGCCGCGCAGGAAGTGGCGCTGCTGCTGACTCCCGGCAAGGCCAAGATCGCACAGCTCCCGGCGAAAGACCCGAACGAGCTGCTCCAGCGTGGCGATGCCGAGGCGATCACCCGCGCCATCTACGAAGCGCAGACCAAGCGCCCCGATGGCGTGGTGACATTCGGCTCCCTCAAGGAGAAGGCACTCAAGCCGGTCTCGATGGGCATGCCTTGGCACGACCCGCGCCTCACCGCGCTGACCTACGGCAAGCGGTACGGCGAGGTCTACACCTTCGGCGCGGGCACCGGCATCGGCAAGACCGACTGGCTGATGGAGGAAGCAGCCTTCATCGCGCAGGAAACCGGCGACCGCGTTGGCCTGTTCTTCCTGGAGCAGCAGCCGGTCGAGACGGCGAAGCGCATGGCAGGCAAGGTTGCTGGCCGCCGCTTCCACGTCCCCGATGGGAGCTGGACGCAGGAGGAGCTGGAAGCCGCGTTCGAGATTCTCGACAAGGGCCAGGTGTTCATCTACGACCACTTCGGCTCGTCCGAGTGGGACGTGATCGAAGCCAAGATGGCCCACATGGTCGTCGCCGAGGGCGTCAAGCACATCGTCCTCGACAACCTCACGTCGTTTGCGGCCGGTGCCGAGGACGAGCGGAAGATGCTGGAGGACACGATGGCGAAGATCGCGCAGTTCGCGCAGCGCCACCTCATCTGCATCTACCTGGTCTCGCACCTCGCCACGCCGGAAGGCAAGCCACACGAGGAAGGCGGGCGCGTGATGCTCCGCCACTTCAAGGGCAGCCGCGCGATTGGCTTCTGGACGCACTTCGCGTTCGGCCTGGAGCGCAACACGCAGGCCGAGAACGAGGCCGAGCGCAACTGCACGACCTTCCGCGTCCTAAAGGATCGCTTCACCGGCCAGTCGAACGGCCAGGTTCTCTACTACAGCTACGACCACGCATCCGGCCGCCTGCTCAATGCAGATGCTCCGGGCGAATACGGCGACTTCGCCGACGAGTCATCCGATGTATCCACCTCCGACTACTGACGGCCGCTCGGTCGTCGGCTTCATCCCAGCTGATGCGCCGCTCTCCTTCGCTGAGAGCCTCGTTCTCCCCTACCAACTCCCGCGCTCCGACCAAGCCTGCCGTGTCATGTACGGCAAGCCTGGGCGGCGCGTGGTCATCCACATCAAAGCCGAGGAACTACCCCAATGAAAGAGATCGTCGCCATCGCAATCGACCTGCTGACCGCTCCGTTCCGCAAGGACACCGTGACCGACGTGGTGAAGGTGCTGGAGGGCCAGGTGGACAAGCTGTTCAAGATCAGCGCCGACCGCATCGCCACCGCCTCGACGCTGCGCGACAAGGCCGATGTCCTGCACTCGCAGGCCGACGAGCACGAGGAAGAAGCCGAGCGCGCCCTGCGCGTCGCCGAGCGCTTCACCAACCTGATCCGCTAAGGGACCAACCATGACTGCCGAGCAACACGCTCGGTCCCTGTTCGACGTGTTGCCGGCCGAAGTCCGCCACCTGGTGATCCTGGGTGGCGGAAGCCTGCGCGCGTTCTACGACGGGACCGAAATCAAGGACATCGACTGCTTCTTCGTGTCACTGGCGAGCTACACCTACGTGGCCGCGTACCTGAGCGGCCGTAACGACTGGACCAGCGAGGCCGCTCCGAACGGCATCCGCAACTTCCGCTCGCCCGAGGGTCACCTCGTGAGCCTGATCGGCTTCGAGTTCGGTACGCCGCACGAGCACTGCGCCCGGTTCGATCTGCGGTGCTGCGCCCACGTCGCCATCTACGAACCCAGCACCGACGAGGTGGTGGTCGTATCCCTCGAAGGCGCGGTTGCCGACGCATCGGAGAAGCTGCTGTTCGTGCTGAACAACAACGGCACCGAGCGCACCATCCGCCGCATCACGCACTACGTCGAGGACTACGGCTACACGCTGCATCCCGACCAGCCCGAGCAGGACGAACTGTTCGAGGACGACGACTTCCCCGGCCACGCGCCGCAGGGCGTCCACACGCCGCCGAAGGCTCCCGAGCCGGAGTACATCCTCCGCGCCCGCCGCCGCGTCCGCGCAATCCCCGTAACCAACCACGGCTACCCGTAAGGAGGACCGCCGTTGATCCTCGTATTCGACTGCGAGACCAATGGCCTCCTCGACGAACTTGACACGATCCACTGCATTTCCCTCCAAGAGGTAGATGAGACCGGCGCACCGCGCGGTCCCATCCTGTCCGCCAACGATCACGGCACGGGCGAAATGACAGTCCGTCAGGCCGTCGAGAGGCTCAAGAAGGCCAAGCGCGTTGTCGGCCACAACATCGCCGGATTCGACATTCCGGCTATCGCCAAGGTGTTCCCGGACTTCAAGGTCCAGGCGTACTTCGACACGTTGCTGATGTCCACGCTGGTCTACCCGGACCTCAAGGACCGCGACTTCAAGGCCCGCAAGAAGCAGGGAGCGAACCCGGTGTTGCCGGGCAAGCTGATCGGCCGCCATTCCCTCGAAGCATGGGGCTACCGCCTCGGTCGCTGGAAAGGCGACTACGCGGCGCAGATGGCCGCACGCGGCCTCGATCCCTGGGCACAGTGGTCTCAGGAAATGGACGACTACTGCGACCAGGACGTTGCGGTCACGCAAGCGCTGTTCGCGTTGCTGATGAGCAAGGGCCTCCCTACCGAGGCCATCGAGCTGGAGCAGGCCGTCGCGCCGATCCTCTCGCGTCAGCAGCGCTACGGCTACCTGTTCGATCAGGAGAAGGCGCGTGAGCTGGAGTGCATCCTCGTGTCCCGGCGCACTGCGCTGGAGGCCGAGCTGCGCAAGGTCATTCCGCCGTGGAAGGTGGTGAAGCGCAAGTTCGTACCGAAGCGCGACGACAAGCGCCGCGGTTACGTCAAGGGCGTGGAGGTCACGACCTACAAGGACGTGGTGTTCAACCCGGCAAGCCGCCAGCACATTGCTGACCGCTTGACTGCAATGTACGGCTGGCAGCCCCAGGAGTTCACCGAGAAGGGCCAGCCGAAGATCGACGAAGAAGTCCTGGGCGCGCTCAAGTTCCCGATCATCCCGCTCCTGCTGGAGCACTTCATCGTCAACAAGCGCCTCGGCCAGCTCGCCGAAGGCGACGAGGCGTGGCTCAAGGCCATCAAGAAGGACGGCCGCATCCACGGCAGCGTGAATCAGAACGCAGCGGTGACCGGCCGCATGACGCACTCGAAGCCGAACATCGCTCAGGTGCCGAAGGTCCAGCACTCGAAGGAGAAGGGAATCCTCAAGGGCCAGGAAGGCGGCTACGGATTCGAGTGCCGCTCGTTGTTCTGCGTCCCAACAGGGAAGCTCCAGGTCGGCGCGGACGCCTCGGGATTGGAGCTGCGCTGCCTGGCGCACTTCATGGCAAAGCACGACGGCGGCGAGTACGCCAAGGTCATCCTCGAAGGCGACATCCACTCCGTCAACCAATCGGCGGCAGGACTGCCAACCCGCGACAACGCCAAGACCTTCATCTACGCCTTCCTCTATGGGGCAGGCGACGCGAAGCTCGGCTCCATCGTTGGCAAGGGTCGCCAGGCCGGGGCGAAGCTCCGCTCGAAGTTCCTGGCCGGGCTGCCTGCGCTGGAGAAGCTGGTACGCGGGGTCAAGAAGCGCGCGGCCGAGAAGGGATACCTGATCGGTCTCGACGGCCGGAAGCTGCACATCCGCAGCGACCACGCCGCGCTCAATACCCTGCTCCAGTCGGCCGGTGCGCTGGTGATGAAGAAAGCCCTGGTGATCCTCGACGCCGACCTGCAAGCCGCAGGGTTGGTGCCGGGCGTCCACTACGAGTTCCTCGCCAACGTCCATGACGAGTGGCAAATCGAAGTGGACGAGGACAAGGCCGAGTTCGTGGGCAAGACCGCCCAGGCTGCCATCCGCAAGGCTGGCGATTACTTCGGCTTCCGCTGTCCGCTCGATGGCGAGTTCAAGATCGGAAGGAATTGGGCCGAGACGCACTGACCCGCGGCAAGCGGGACATTGCACTCGCCCTGGTGCGCCAAGCGAAACGCCGGGCAGCTAGGAAGGGACTGCCGTTCGACCTCACGTCGGACGACATCGTGGTCCCCGACTTCTGCCCGGCACTGGGCATCCCGCTGTACCGCGCTGTCGGGCGCAAGGCCCAAGGCCCCAACTCACCCACGCTCGACCGCATCGAACCTGACCTCGGCTACGTCCGGGGCAACGTGCGCGTGATCTCCGCACGCGCGAATCAGATCAAGTCCGACGCGACTCCCTCGGAGCTTCTGCGAGTCGCCTGTTACGTCCAAGAGAACCGATGAACCCAACCAACATCCTGCGCGCCCTCGCGGCGCTGCTGGTCGTTGCCGCGCTCGCGGCAGGCGGCTTCGCAGCCTGGAAGTACACCGCAATGGCCCAGCGCGTGACGGAGCTGGAGGAGTCGGCAAAGGAACTGGCCGACCTCAAGCAGACCGTCGAGACCCTCAACCGCGAAGCCGTGCGCCGCTCTGCCTTCGATGCAGCGCTGCGGAACGCCCGCGCCACCACCAACCGCTCTGTGGAGATTGCAGCAAATGCTGACCCGGAAACTGGCGATTACCTGTCTCGCCGCATTCCTGACGAGCTGCGCCGCGCACACCTCGAAAGTCGTGCCGGAGCAGTTCCTCCAGCCGACCGTCATTGAGGGCACGCACTCCTCACTCGACGCCGTGATGGCTGACCCGACCACCACCACCTACGACCTCTACCGCTTCGGCGGCAACGCCGAGGACGGCCTCCAGCGTTGCAACGCCGACAAGGCGAGCGCCCTGGAAGTCCTCAAGGAATCGAACCGATGAACGAGAACCGGCTTCGCGTGCATTTCATTGGCGGCCCCGCTGACGGCGATGTCCGCTTGATCGCTCCGTGTACTACCTACCGCGTGGCTGTGCTCGAACACCAGCCCGAGGTTCACGCCTACAACGCCAAGTGCCCGTGCTGCACGGAGCGCATGCTGCGCCCCGTGGAGTGGAGCACCGCGACCTACTTCATCCGCCGCGTTAGCGAGAAGTGCTGGGTCGCCGTACACGAGAGCATGGTATGAAGCGCGCTCTCCTGATCCTGGCGCTGTGTGCTGGCCTCGCTGCGTGCGATATGAAGCCCTGGCCGCCGAGTGCGGACTATGGCTCGTGCCTGAAAGGGCACA